ATTGAGATGGCTAAACAAGCTGGTTTTACACAGCCTGAAGGCGAGACTTGGTATGAGGCTTTTCCACAGTGCATAGAAGTCTTTGCCAAACTGGTAGCCGCCAAAGAGCGTGAAGCCTGTGCAAAGCTGTGTGATAAAGAGGTAGAAGACTGGAAATATGACGCTGAGGTTGTCGATGTTGCAATAGCCATCAGAGCCAGAGGTGAAGCATGATTGAAGTATTGAAACAACTGGTCGAGGCGTTGGAAACTTATGGTGATAAGCATCGAAAAACTTATTTATTAGAGGGTGCTTGGGATGAGGAAATAACAAAAGGCGATGTTGCCATCCAAGCAGGGAAGAAAGCCATTGCAGAGTTGGAAATCCAAGAGCCTTGGTGCATGAAGATGAATGGATGCAAAACAAAGTGCGAAGACTGTCCTGAAAAAGTACCACAGCGCACATGGGTAGGGCTAGCATCAGAAGACAGACTAACGGCTAAATATATGCAAGACGCACCCGATGGCATTGAGGCAGTCATTGACTACATAGAAGCCAAACTCAAGGAGAAGAACACTTGATGTTTTTATTTAAAAGGCGCAAGTTGGTTCTAGATTTGTTTACTTGTCAGCAACAAGTATTTGATGTAGCAAAACCAAATATGGCATCACAGTTTTTTCCTGATTGGTGGAAAGAATTAAAGACACAAATGCCTGACAGCCATGTAATACCGCAACCAACAATGCGTAGGTGCATGGGTTTTGTTGACCACTTCAAACATGGAATAATTGTTCCAATGTGGTCTGATTTCAGAATTGAAGTTGGTCAAATTGGCACTCAAAACCACTATGCGCTTTGCTCTGATGGATACACGCCTGTTGTGCAACACCCAACTGGACAGCGTGGAAACTTTGCTCCACCAGACAAATATTGCAACATGAAATTGGAAAGCCCTTGGACGGCAAAATGCAAGGAAGATATTTATTTCAAGTGGGAACAGCCAACATGGAATATGCAAAATCTAAATGCTTATGTTGTTTTGCCAGCAACAGTTGAGTTTCAATATCAGCACTCTATCAATGTGCATTTGATGTTTCCACGATCAACCAATCCAGAGGTTAGACAGATTAACTTTGGAGAGCCAATAGTGCATCTGACACCAATCACTGAAAGGCAACTTGATTTGAGACATCACATGGTTACGCCAACTGAATACGATAGATTTTTGTTTGGCAAAAGAATCACATTTTTAAACTCGTACAGAACATATCGAAGAGCAAAAGGATAAAAATGACCACAGCATTTGATTACAAAGGTCAGCCTTCAGTCTGGTTGACAGATCAAAAGATGAAACGCTATATACAGGGCGATAATTCTGCAAAGAAACGACAGGAAAAGGGTGACATCAACGACAAGAATCAAGTGTTGATTTACTCAAAATCCTCGTCTAACAAAAAATGATTCGGTAAATAACTGTATTAGGGAAATCCCCTATATCAATTATGATAGTGTCTGACAGAATACACACATTGATAGGTTTTTTAACAGGAGTGAATGATGATTGATTTAGAGAGAGAAAAATGGATGGCACTGCAAGACATCAATTCAGAAGATGTTGCAGATGCGATATGCGATAGCCAAGCTATCGTAGAAGCAATACAGTCAAACGCATGGGCTGATGTTGCAGACATGGTTCGGTCAAGAGTCGAACTCAAAGCAGAACGACTTGCACAAACAGCATTAGAAATACCGCTGACCCCTTGGGTTGACAGCGATGAAGAACTCCAGTTGTGGCGTTTTTACCGCATGGAATTACAGCGTGAGGCTATTGAACAGAACAAGCCTAAGTTGCCTAAAATCAACCCTTACCACAGCGAGGCCAGCAATGAAAACTAAGCTGAATCTTGAAAGAATCATTGAGGAGCATTCCAATGAGTATTACTGTTCGTTCTGCATTAAACCTCGTAACCCAACAGATAAATGTTGCGATGACTCGTTTTTTATCTTATTTTCAGATTTGGACTCCCACACTCAGTTTGAGCGAGCGCACGAAATTGCGACAAAAGGCGGCTAGAAAATTGAAAGAGAAGCCTAAGACACAAAGGGTGGTTATGCCATCCAAACTAATCACCGACCCAACATTCGGGTATGTGAACTCAGCCCTGACCGATGTGTCAGAAACATGGAAGAAGCATTCAACAGGAGTGAAAAATGCTGGATTATTCAACAATCCTAATGCGGATAGAAAGAACGACAAAGAGTCTGGAGGAGAAGTGCCTACACAAAAGATTCGTAGGGTTCAATAACGATATTGCTCAAATCCACAGTGATCTAACACTGTTGGCAATGTGGGCAGTTAACAAAGAAGCAATTGATATTTTTAACGATGCAATAGGAGTCAAGGAATGAATGAAGCAAGCAAAGCCAACATGGGCGTTTATAAAAAACTGGCTGAAGCCCGAAAAATGATGCGGTCACGCACATTAAAAAAATCAGGACACAATAAATTTGCAGGGTATAACTACTTTGAACTTGGTGACTTCCTGCATCCAGCACTAGAAATCTTTGACCAACTTGGTCTGATTAGCATTGTGTCGTTTACCAAAGAACAAGCAGAACTTTGCGTAGTCGATACAGAGGGTGGCGGTGAAATTATTTTTACTTGCCCATTTGGTTCTGCGGCTCTTAAAGGTTGCCATGAAGTGCAAAACATGGGTGCTTGTCAGACTTACAACCGCAGATACTTGTATACCCTTGCGCTTGAGCTTTTAGAGCATGATGCGCTTGATTCAACAACAGGGTCAGGCAACATTGAAACAATTGATGTAAGCATGATGATTGACCATTTAGCGGCTATTGAAGCGGCATCCACCATTGAGGAGTTGAAAGATGTTTACACCACTGCTTACAGTGCTTGCGGTTCTGATAAGAATTGGCAGAAAAAAGTAATTGATGCCAAAGAAAAGCGTAAAGGAGCATTGAAATGAACAACCCACCAGCATTTCCAAGTGGTAACGAAGTAACGCTTGGCGATTTGAGAAGCAGTGGTCACAGTGGCATGACCTTGCGGGACTACTTTGCGGCAAAGGCTATGCAAGGATTTTTATCAAATGACAATTTGTTGAGGGAATCTTGCAAATGGCACAAAGACGGAAGCGAAACTAGCATCGCTGTATTGGCTTATGACCAAGCAGACGCAATGATGAAAGCGAGGGAAGCATGAGCGATATTGAACAAGGCACACCAGAATGGTTTGCACAGCGTTGTGGAAAAGCTACTGCTTCTCGTATATCTGACATTGTTGCCAAGACAAAGACAGGCTACAGCACCAGTAGAGCAAACTACATGGCACAGTTGGTAGTCGAGCGCATGACTAACCAAGTAGGTGAGTCATACTCAAATGCCGCAATGGAGTGGGGTGTCGAGAACGAACCCTTTGCCAGAGCCGCATACGAGGTTAAAACAGGCAATACAGTCGATCAGGTAGGTGCTATTGACCATCCACGAATTGCTATGTCTGCCGCCTCTCCTGATGGGCTGATTGGTGACGATGGATGCTTAGAGATTAAGTGTCCAAACACTTCAACCCATATCGACACTATTCTTGGTGACGAGCCAGCAAAGAAGTATTACGACCAGATGCAGTGGCAAATGGCGTGTGCAAACAGAAGTTGGTGTGACTTTGTGAGTTTCGACCCACGAATGCCAGCGCACCTACAACTGCTTGTCAAAAGAATCGAGCGCAATGACTTGTATATTGCAGAACTCGAAAAAGAGGTTGTCCAGTTTCTTGTAGAAGTGGATGACAAAGTGAAAAAACTCAATGAAATTAAGGTGTAAATATGGAACAGCGTGATAACTCAGGTGTCTTGTTTAAGAACGATAAGAAAGAAACAGGAAACCATCCAGACTATAAAGGGAACATTATGGTCAATGGGCAAGCCTATTGGCTTTCAGCATGGATTAAAGAGGGCAAGAGCGGCAAGTTCATGGGATTAGCAGTCAGCCCTAAAGAAGAACAAGCAAGCCAGCCTCAAAGCAAGCCTAAAGCTAAGATTGAGGATATGGATTCGGACATACCTTTTTGATGTGATTCAATGGGGAAAGCGTAAGTGAGTACCCACTAACTTAATAGGAGTTGATATGAAGAATTTTTTTAATGGATTGATGAAAATGGCAAACTTTGAAGATTTTGGCACAAGCCCTCATAAACTGGTTCGTAGAGACTCGCCAATTACTTCTTTTGAGGCGGCAGTCAAAGTAGATACAACCAAGCTAGAACGGCTTGTTTACGAGGCTATAGGCTCTTTTGGCTCAAATGGGTGTATATCCGACCAAGTGCTAGATATGTTCCCAACAATGCCCTATAGTAGCGTTACAGCAAGGTACAAAGCCTTGTATGACAAAGGATTTATTGAAATTATTGGGACTAGACAGGGAAAGTCAGGCAGAAACCAACGAGTAATGAAAGTTAAAAATGTTGGCTGAAATACTTGTTAATTTTGTCATTTTGTCGATAGGTGGAGCAATAACAGTCATTGTGGTGGTTGTACTGCTCCACTTCTTTGCTGATTAAGCAACTAAGCCATTGAGGTAGGTGGTCTTACCAGCTATCTTAGTGGCAGTCAGTTCTTGCTTTTTGAGATTGTTTGGGTCATAAGACACATGAACCCAACCAGAATCAGGAACTCCTTGAGTGTAGAACTCTAAGATCAATTGCGTGTAGTCCAAGTTGTCCATAATCCATTGAGCCAGATCAGCATTGGCAACACCAGTAATCTCAATGTCAGCGGCTTGGCCTTTACAGTGGTCAGAGGTCTTAGAGCCACCTACTGCGGCATTAGACTCAGGGCTACGATAGCCAGAGTTCACGGTAACAGATTTACCAAAGTGTTCACGAACTGGTTGCAATACTTTCTCGCAAAGAGTCTTCAAGTTCTCAAGTGCCTGTTCATCAGGCGTATTGTCTAGACCCAAACGAGTGGCAGTGTCTGACTTGATAAGTTCTTTCAGGGTGAAGTTGGCTGATAAGTTCATTTGTTTTCCTTCTGGTTAATCATTTCTCTGACTTGGTTATAGGTTGCGATACAGGCGTTGAGCTTTCTGGCTGTGAGGTCGGCTTCATCTGCGATGGCGAGAATATCTCTAGCAGTCTCTGGCTGAAGTTCGGCTGTTGGGGGGTCAGGTCGCTCGGCAACGGGGGCATCTGAGGGGGTTGATAAGGTTGGGCAGGAGGGCGTTTTGACAGGAATCCGCAACCTGAGAGCACCAGAATCAATGTCAGTATTACGCTTTTGGATAACAAGTTTTGCATTGTTGTTTGCCTTTACCAGTTCAGTTGCTTGTTTCTGCACCGCTGTCACCAGTGCCTGTTCCGTTTGCCTAGCCTCATTGTTTAAACGAGCTATCTCCATTTGTTGTTTGGCAAACTCATCTTGCCCACCCTTCAAGTAGCCACCACTAAATGATGTAATCATTGCCAAAATGAAAGCAAGAATCACCCAAGGGTTAAAGATACTCATTCGCTTGTCTTCCCACGAACATAGGCTTGTGCCGCCATAAACGCAACCACAATCGTTCCCATTGCCGCACAATAAGTTGTAGTCAGCCCTGCCAAAGCGTTAACTTTCTCTAGCGTCACCCAAGCAGAGGCCAAGAATGCAATCAAAACAGGAGGTGCGCCAAGTGCCGCCCATGCCATAACCCTTTGCTGATCTGCCATCTTGTCAAGATTTTCAATCTGAATCATGCGCTCAGACCTTGCCAACTCAGCATCAGTCACTACACCATCACGGTCAGTGTCAAATTGGTTGTAAACAGAATCTTTTTCCAATTGCTTAGTCATCTTTCTTCCTTTCCTTTTGTTCAACTTGTCTTCTCAATTTCTCAACTTTTTCAATCTGCATCTTGGACTCATTTTT